TGGATAGAATTAACGATATAACCAAAAAAAATAAAATTAAAAATTTTGTCATGACAGGGGGATACGCTTTAAATTGTGTTAATAATTATGAATACATAAAAGCTTTTCCAAATATTAATTTTTATTTTGACCCTTTAGCCAATGACGGAGGCACTTCGCTTGGCGCTGCTAAATACTATTGGCATAACTTTACTAACGACAAAACGATAAGACCATTAACATCTTTGTATTTAGGACATGACGGTTAACAAAGAAATTGTAGATAAAATATTAAATCAAAAGATTGTAGCTTTATTTCAAGGTAGGTGTGAAGCGGGTCCAAGAGCATTATGTAATAGATCTATATTATTTGATCCAAGAAATAAAGACGGTCGAGATATTGTTAATACTGTAAAAAAAAGAGAATTTTTTAGACCTTTTGGAGCCACTGTTATGTTAGAGCATGCTCACAATTGGTTTGAAATGTTAAATATAAAAGAACTTCCTTTTATGACCGTAGCTGTGCCGTGTAAAAAAGAAAAAATAAAACAAATACCAGCGGTCTTACACATTGATAACACCTGTAGAATACAAACAATAACTGCAAAACAGAACAAAATAATGTATAATATATTAGAAATATTTTATGAAAAAACTGGCGTACCAATGTTATTAAATACTTCTTTTAATTTAGCTGGAATGCCTTTAGCAGCAACAAAAAAATTAGCAGAATACACAGTTAATAATTCAAAAATTGATTATTTATTTACAATAGAGGATAAAAAAAATGGATAAAAAAATTTCTTTTTGTGCAACAAATTCAGATATGTTAGATGTTTGGCCACACCCAACACCAGCTTCTAGAAATATACCTGAAGAGTATAAAAAACTTGAAAGGTTTCACAATAATAATATGCACGTTCCTACTTTAAAAACATGCATGCCTTTCTTAGATTCTTTAACAGCAGGCTACATTTTATATTTTGAACAAGATTACCTAGTAGATCCTGTAGAAAATGACTTTACAATAAGCCCTGCAAACAGAGAAGTGGACGACATTGGTTATCACAATAGAGCGCAGTTACCAAAAGAGTGGAAAAAAACTACTGGAGAAAATGCTGGAAAATTTATTAATAAATGGTTGGTAAAAACACCTCCAGGATATAGTTGTTTGTTTATAAAACCAATGAACAGAATTGAAGAAAGGTTTGAAATTATACCAGGTATTGTTGACACAGATGTCTATGTTAATCTAATTAATTTTCCTTTTATTCTTCGAAAAAGAGACGAACAATTTTTAATAAAAAAAGGAGAACCTATGGTTCAAGTAATTCCTTTTAAAAGAGAGGCTTGGAAAATGTGGAGTGGTTTTTATAAAGAATATAAACATGCAAAAACACGTAATAAGTTACTAAGTAAATGGGTTGATAAATATAAAACAATGTTTTGGAATAAAAAAAGTTTTAGATGACAAAATATCATCCAAATTTACAATTAAAAGATTTCGTTAAAGTATATGAAAACGTGTTGGATTTAGATATATGTAAAAACATAATTGAAAAAGTAGATTACTCACAATTTGAGAGAGCCAGAGTACAAGAAAAAAATGAAGCAGTAATAAATAAAAAAAGAAATTGTTATCTAAAACGATTAGATAACGAATTTGATCAAAAAGTTTTTGAATCTATTGGAAAGGTTTTACAACTATACGAAAAAGATTTTCCTGCTTTTTATTTTGGATCAGACGGAATAGATACGGGGTATGATCATTTACTTTATAGGGGTGAAGAAGAAGGAGAATATACAACTCACGTTGATCACATGAATGAGTTACCTAGGCTAATTAGCATTTCACTACTTTTAAACGATAATTTTGATGGAGGTGATTTTTGTTTTTTTGAAAAACATATTGTTAAAAATAAAGTGGGAGGTGCCTTGGTATTTCCAAGTAGTTTTATGTTTCCTCACCGTGTATTACCTGTATCAAACGGAGATAGACACGCAATAGTCACATGGGTTCGTTAGATCAAAAAAAATACAAATACGTTAAAAACATGCTTTCACCTGACATGGTTGAATTTTTAACTTCTTATAGTTTAAAAAATTTTACTAAGGGTGATTCACAAGCTCCTCTTTCTTCTGCTAATCATTCAAGAAATTCTGATATTTACGGACATATAATTCATCATCTTTTACCCATCATGGAAAAAGAAACCAATTTAAAATTAAAACCAATATATTCTTATAATAGAATTTATCTTGGTGGTTCTGAACTTACAAAACACAAAGATAGACATGCTTGTGAAATAAGCGCTTCTATAACCTTAAAATATTTTTATCAAGATTCTAACTATAAATGGCCTTTATGTATGGGAGACACTCCTATAGTAATTAAAACAGGAGATGGTGTTATATATAAAGGATGTGAAATCCCTCACTGGCGACCAATTTTTAATCAGCCTAAAGAGTATTGGCATCATCAATTATTCATTCACTACGTAGATTTAAACGGTCCTTTTAAAGACGAAAAAGAAGAAGTATTTTAAGAATAGTTAGAGTCGTAATCTTTCCACGTTCTACCAACAGCATTTGTAGTCCCATTAGCTTCATCATCTGCGACAGCCGCTTCATAAGCAGTTGCAGCAGTTTCTATTTGTGTTTGTCTTGTGTCTGCCCATGTTAATAAAGCAGAGACAGTTGTTGATCCGACAGCGTCACTTGTGGCATTTAAATCTGTATTACCAATCATATTTCCATTAGTGTCTTTGCGCTGAATTTCGTTTTGACCTGGTAAATTATTCCATATAATACAATGAACATTATCACCAATGTCTGGCATTGCGTTTCCTCGATCTGCCCATTCAATTATACCCTCTTGATCAACTAAGATGTTATCTCCAGGTTTAATTACAATTTGTGTTGCCATGAATATCTCCTAATGCTTTATAATATAGTTAACCACCACAAAAGGCGAAAATGAATTGGTTCCTGCCGCCGTGACAGTTCCTGTTAAAGAAGTTGTAATATTACCTGTCAATGTTCCAGATAAAGTATGACTGTGATTATGACCTGTTCCACTTCCAATTACTTCATTTAGACAGTTGTTTTTTTGTGAAGGTTGACTAACAAAATCAAAAGGTCCATTTGCATTAGACTGTGTAGCATGTGTTCCCGTTTGTATACCTGTGTATCTACCAATACTAGGTCCTCCAAATGGGTTTGGTGCACCGCAAACAAGTCTGTGAGTGTGGTTTGCTAATTGAGCTGTTGTTAAAGAAGTATTATCAATACTACCTGTGATAGTTACCGATTGGTTTGTAGCATTTGAAGCCGCTTGGTTGTTTGTCACTGCAACAGTTACTGTATTTGCACCACCAGTACCTGCTAAGTTATAGGTATTACCATCATACCCTTGTGGCATTTTACCTTGTAATTGAGGAACGTTGAACGTTGTAGAGCCGTCACCAGATCCGTAAGTTGTAGAAATTACAGCAAATAAATCTGCATACGTTGATCTTGATACGGCAGCACCATTACATAACAAATAACCATCTGGAGCTGCAGCAGCGGTCCAAGGTTTAATTGCACCTACTTCACTTCTATTTACTATATCTTGTAAGTTAGCCATTAGTCGTTATATTTCAACCTCCATCCATTGTCACTGTTTACATAAACAAGCGCAATGCCCGCACCATCAGTGCTAATTGTTAAATCTGACGTAGCACCTTGAATTTTTTCAGAGTTACGTCCAACTGTACAGTTATTTGTACCAAAAGTTCCTTCAGCGTCAATAATTTTTACTTGGTTTCCAATTGAAGGAGAAGCAGGTAGAGTTATAGTGACTGCACCGCCAGATGTATCAACAAAAAGATTGTCTCCATCGGAGGCTGTGTAGTTACCAGTTTTAATTTGCCAAGCTTCACCTAAACCAGCCAAAGAAAAAATATCATACCAGTTAGTTCCATCAGTGGCTAATAATCTGTATTTACCATTAGTAACTGTGACTGTGTTTCCTGTAGCACCTAATCTCGCAGAGATGTCAGCACCACCAGAAATATTATTATAAATACCATAAGTTTTTTGTGTAGCTGGGAATTGTAAAGTATGAGTTGTAGAAACTGTTCCTGTTAGAATTAATTGATTTTGTCTTGCTTCGTTGTTTGCTTGAGTTTGTGGACCATCACCGTTTGTTAGTGTAGTCGAAGTTCCTGTTGTAATTGCTTTAGAATAAACACCTGCAATCGCAAATTCAAAAACCTGAGAAAAGTTATTATTAGTAATAGTACCCCAAGTACCTGAATTCTCTCCTGTGGTTTGTAGCTCTATTCGTAAGCCTGTTGAATAAGTTGAACTCATTTAATCTCCTAATAAAGTTTTAAGTATTATTTTAAAGTTTGTCAAAACTTTTTTTATGCAGCTTTATGAACTTCTGTCCAACTTATATCGCTGTTTGAGTCATCTACAACGGACCAGAAAGTCCCTTGTAAACTACCTGTTGTACTTGTAGCAGAAACGCCAGTGATTGTAAAGCTTACATCTGTGCGAATATTTAATGCTCCAATGCTAGATGTGACAGAAACACTAGGTGCTTCATAGCTAGTTTCTTGTGATTCTTCTCCTAACGCTAAGGTTAAACCTATACCAGTAGGAGATGCGGTCGCTCCTGCAGTGGTAGTTACGTCACCCTCTGATAAAGTTAAACTATTACCCGAAGCAGTTACAGCGGCTCCTCCAGTAGCGGTTTCAGTGCCAAGAGATGCTGTTGTATTTACACCAGTTAAGGTAACGTTTGCATCTCCTGTCATGGTTAAAGTTCCTGAAGAAGATGTTGTTCCTACACCTGGTATATCAACAGTTTGTGGTAATGTCCCTGCAGTCGCAGTCATACCCTCCTCTGTTACAACTATCGTTGTATTGTTATCTCCTGATATTGAAAAAGTTCCGATAGATGAAGTAGATGAAACACCTGTAACAAATATAGATGTGCCTGGAGTGCTTGCGGCTGAATCCAATTGAACACCTGTAATTGTAGGTGCAACGTCTCCTTGGAAAGTCATTGTACCTGTGGTTGTAGTGCTAGATACTCCAGTTAAAGCATAACTGCTTTGAGTTGTACCCCAAAGGTTATCACCCCAACCTATTATTGTTCCTGTATCGCCTTCTGCTCCTCTGTTCCAACCTGATTGAGGCACGCCAGCAGCTGTTTCATCACCAAGAGATGCTGTCGTTCCTAATCCTGTAGGAGTGACTACACAAGTTCCAGTGACAGTTTCTGTGCCAAGAGAGGACGTGATTGCATTACCTGTAGCATTAGCAATAGCAACACCTGTGGCAACAGCTGTGCCAAGAGAAGATGTAGTTCCTAATCCTGAAGCAGTTACATCGGCATTACCTGTTGGTGATTCTTCTCCAAGAGAAGATGTCATAGACGCACCAGATAAACCGTTTCCTACAGATAAAATAAAATCGCCATTACCCCAAGATGCTGCC